AACAACGCTAAGCGCGATACCCTGGAACAAAGCACGACCTTTATACAAGGGCTTGTTTCCGAGGCAATACAGAAAATGCATGACGTTATGAACGACCCGAACGCCAGCCAGCAAGTACAGCTTAACGCGGCCGAGGCCCTAATCCGTAGTACCTTAAGGCTTACGGAGCAGACCGATATTTTAGGCCAAATCGACGAGCTGAAAAAGGCGGTATTTATCGTATGACCGGCAGCAGCCTTGCCCGGCAGCTCGCAGAAATCCGAAAGGCTGTACAAAACCGCCAGAACGCACAGCGCGTAAAGGACGTATTGGACGTAAGGCCGCATATAGCCCCGGTATACTGGCCGCTGCACGACGATATACAGGCACAGCAGCACCAATACTACAACCTACCAGGCGGCCGAGGCAGCGGCAAAAGCAGCTTTGTAAGCCTGGAAATTGTAGCCGGTATTATGGAAGATCAGACCGGCCAAAGCAACGCTATTGTATTCCGACGTACCGCAAATACCATGCGGGAAAGCGTCTATAGTCAAATTTCATGGGCCATAGACAAGCTGGAAGTAGGCCACCTTTGGCGCGGATCAGTAAGCCCGCTGCGATATACTTACATACCGACAGGGGCGCAGATCATCTTTAGAGGCCTGGACGACAGCAGCAAGCTAAAGAGTATCAAACCCCGGCGCGGCGTTTTTCGGTATATTTGGCTTGAAGAATTTAGCGAGCTGCCCGGCGCGAATTTTGCCCGCAGCGTTATGCAATCCGTAGTAAGAGGCGGCAGTAAATTTACTGTATTCCGCAGCTATAACCCGCCGATAAGTGCGAGTAATTGGGCGAATATGTTTATTGCGGAGCCAGACCCGCGAGCAATAACGCTGCATACGTCTTACCTGGACGTACCGGCCGATTGGCTGGGCGAGGATTTCATAATAGAGGCTGAACGGCTGAAAGAGATAAACGAAACCGCGTACCGGCACGAATACTTAGGCGAGGCCACCGGCAGCGGCGGCGAGGTATTCCCGAATATTACCACCAGGGAAATTACCGACGCAGAAGTAGAGCAAATGCAGTACGTATATTGCGGCGTAGACTTTGGCTTTAGTGTAGACCCGGCCGTATTCATTCGCGCAGCCTATGACGAAAAGCACGATACAATTTACCTACTGGACGAAATCTATAAAAAGCATTTTTCCAATAAGCAGCTTGCAGACGCGATAAAGGCCAAAGGCTACGACAGGACGACCGGCAGCCGGTATATACCAGCGTTCGGCGGCGGCAGTTACGAAAAGGAAAAGCAGCTCATTATAGCGGACAGCGCGGAGCCGAAAAGTATAAACGACCTACAGGGCGAGGGCTTAAAGGTAATTGCTTGCCATAAATTCCCCGGCTGCGTAAAGTATCGTATTTCCTGGCTGCAAAATCGGCGTATTGTGATAGACCCAGCCCGGACACCGAACGCGCACAGGGAATTTGTAGGCTATGAGTACGCGACGACTAAAGACGGCGAATTTTTGGCCGACGTACCAGACAGCGACAACCATACCATAGACGGCCTGGCTTATGCGTTCGACCGTCTTATTTACAGGCGAGGTATACCGGCATAAATATGGCATTGTCTTTACAAGCAACGACTGTGTGTGTACACAGCCAGCTTTTAGGGCAGACCCTAAGACCCTATTTTTCAGAAAGGAAAAAGTAGAAATTATGTATTTGAAAATCTATTGTGACGTATGCGGCGGTAATTGGGAAGTGTACCAGCGCGACGATTGGACAAGCGACAAAGCCAGGCAATGCCCGCATTGCTTTGCTAAGATCGACCGGCAGACCTGGAACAAGCAAATTATACCGGCCTTTGCCGCCACCGCAGACGCAAACGCAGAGCTTGTAAAGGACAGCACCGGCTACCACAAGCCCTTATTTACCGTTGACTTTATCGCAGATACCCTTTACAGGAACAGGCAGCAGCGGCACACTTGCCCGATTATGGATCAACTGGCCGAGGACGATTTCTAATTAAGCGTATACGTCTAATTTTAATTAGAGCTGCATTTCAGCCGGTAAAGGCCGAAAAAACGGCCGTTTCCAGACGATAGAACAAACCCGGATCATACAATCATACGTAGCGACTAAAAATAAACGCTACAGAAAGGGATTTTTTACCATGACCAATACAGAATTTTATTTCAGAACGGCAGCCGACTACAGAAAGAGCTTGCGCGAGATTTGGAACGCCTACGACGACACCGTAGCCAGGCTGCACCCCTACAGAGGCAGCGCGGGCTATGATACCGAAATCGAAAAGGCCGAGGCCACCCGGCAGCAGCAGATTAAAGAGCTGCAAGCCGATACCCTGGCTACGTTCGGCCGCATTGTAAACAGTATGCGCGAGGCTGCAACGTCCCGCAGCATGACACCGCCCACCAGCGACGAGCTGGCCTTGCTACAGGCCCTTAAAATGCGCGACAAGATCAGCCGCGACGAGCTGGAACAGGCCCGGCGCACCCTTAAGGATAGCCCGGTAAGCCTGTCTGTACTTGACGAAATTTGCGAAAAGATGGGCTACAGAGGCCTACAGGGCGGCGCAATCAGTACCAGCGGCATTTTGCAGCATATCGACGCATTACAGGACGCAGCCCGGCGTATTTGCAGCCTGGACAAGCCCGACAGCAGAAAGGATATGGTAAGAGCTGCAAGCCCTTATAATACTGAGTATAAGGGGCCGTCTGCCCTGTATGCCTTTAAGGTAGACTGCGACATAAACGACGTGGGCGAGGCTATGAACGTATACGGCGACGTAACCGACCTTGCCAGCTTTGAGGCCGCAGTAAACTAACTTAATTCTTGCCAAAGGATAAGTAAGAGCCATAATTACTTATTTCTCCTTACTTTAGGGCGGTTCTTGCAATAGCGGGGGCCGCCCGCTTTTTTGCGCCCTGTATGCCCTATGCGTTTTATACGTCCAAAACGCAATATACGCCTTAGACACTTGACAAATAGTAACTATTGGTGTATAATGATACCGTAAACGTAACCATAACGCAGAAAGGGGCTTTTCTTATGGCTTACACGACAACGGCAGCGGCTATTATGCCTGTAAATGGCAGCCTGGCCTTGCAGCCTGGCAATCTGATACCGACCTTTACCGGCGACCTGTTTACCCGCTTTATCGACTATACCGACCGCAAGCCGACTACTACGAAAGGCTATCTTACCTGTATTCGGCAGTTTGTAAACTGGCTGCACGACAACGGCATAACCCAGCCGCAGCGCGACGACGTAAAGGCTTACCGCGACTATCTGAGCAGCAGCGACCTTGCAGCCGGTACGCAAGCGCAATACTTAAGGGCGGTAAAACACTTTTTCAAATGGACAGCGGCCGAGGGCCTATACCCTAACGTAGCCGACAACGTACACGGCGCGAAAATTCGCCACGACGTACACAAAAAAGACGCGCTACAACGCGACGACGTGGCCCGGATCGCGGCCAGCATAGACCGCAGCGACGAGCAGGGAAAGCGTTTATACGCAATGTACGTACTATGCGTTATTTGCGGCCTACGTACCGTAGAGCTGCACAGGGCCGACGTGGGCGACCTTAAGACCATAGGCGGCGCAACCTACTTATACCTTACAGGCAAAGGCCACGACGACGCAGACGCGCCAGTATTGCTTATAAAGGAAGTGCGCGAGGCCGTCCAGGACTACTTAAGCAGCCGCAGCGCAAAAGTAACGGCCAAAAGCCCGCTTTTCACCAGCACCAGCAACCGCAGCCAGGGCGGCCGCATTGCCAGCACCACAATAAGCACAATGCTTAAGACTTTGCTTGTAAATGCTGGCTATGACAGCGACCGGCTTACAGCCCACAGCTTACGGCACACCAGCGGCACAGGGGCGCATAAGGCTGGCTTAGACCTGTACAGCGTTCAACACCTTATGAGGCATTGCGACCCGGCTACCAGCGAAATTTACATACACGACGACGACCACAGGGCCGCCGAGGAAAAAGGCCGCCAGGGCATTTACAATTATTATTTTAAGGGCAGCGAGCTTACGCCTATTTTGCCAGAGCTTGAGGCCGAAATAATGACACTTACAGCGGATCAGCAGCAGCAGCTATTAGCTCAGATTAGAGCGCAGAAAGGGGGTACAAAATGAGAATTTGCCAGGTATGCGGTAAGAGTTATACCGCACCGCCCGCAATCAGCCGTAAGGACAATAAAACCGAAATTTGCCCTTTATGCGGTATGCGCGAGGCCTTAGCCGCAGCACAGATACCAGAGGAACAAATAGCCGCTATCCTACAGGCGGCAGAAAGGAAAGGCGAAAATGAGCGACTTTGAAAGACCGTTTTACACCGTACCAGAGGCCGCCGAAATTCTGAGAGTACACGAAAATACAATTTACCGGCTGATTAAGCAGCGTAAAATTGAACATTACAAAGTAGGCGTACAGATCAGAATTGCAGCGGCCGAGCTGGAAAGGCTGAGAGTACCGGCCAGCCATTAAGAAAGGGGGGCTACCATGAACGGCACAGTATTTGCCATAACAAACCAAAAGGGCGGCACAGGCAAAAGCACGACAGCGCAAGCCATAGCCACCGGCGCAGCCTATAAGGGGCGCAAAGCCCTGGCAATCGACCTGGACGCACAAGCAAACCTTACCTTTGCAATGGCCGGTAATGGCGCAGACGTGGGCGCGTATGAGCTGATAACCGGCCAGCTTAAGGCCAGCCAGGTTATACAGCACACCAGGCAAGGCGACCTTATAGCAGCCAGCAGCCACCTTGCGACGGCCGACACGACCTTTACAGGCGATACCAGGCTATACGGCCTTGCAAATGCCCTTAAGGGCCTACGCAGCCGGTACGACGTGATAGTAATTGACTGCCCGCCGTCTTTGGGTACGCTGCTTATAAATGCCCTGGCAGCCGCAGACAAGGTAATAATTCCGCTTACGGCTGATATTTACGCGCTGCAAGGCCTTTACCAGCTTCACCAGACAATACAGGACGCGGCAAAGTACAACACCGGCCTACAGATCGGCGGCGCGTTATTCGTAAAGCACAGCACCCGCACCATACTGGCCCGCGACCTTACCGACGTTATTACCGACAAATGCAAAGAGCTGGCAATCCCGGTATACCGTACAACCATACGCGAGGGTATAGCAGTAAGAGAGGCCCAGACGCTACGGCAAAGCCTTTTTGAGTATGCCCCGAAATCAAAACCGGCAAAGGATTACTTAGACTTACTACAGGAAATCAGCCTGTAAATACAATCTGAAAGGACAGACAGGAAATGGCACGTAAACTGGACATAAAACAGGCCGCAGTAGAGGGCGCAAGCACCCTGGAAACGATTATTAAACGGCCAGACACTAAACCGGCAATACCACAATACAGCCAGCCGAATACAACCCAGACACTTACAGCACAAAGCACCCAGGACGCACCAGCCGCCCAGGACGTACCGGACGTACAAAACGCAAAAAACAAGGGCGGCAGACCACGAAAGAGCGCAGAGCCGATGGAACGGCTTAGCCTAAAAATTCCTGTTTCCATTAAAGAGTATTTGACCGTAGCGGCAGCCAGGGAGAGCATAGCGACCCGGAAAAAGGTAAGCCCGACAGATTACTTATGCGGCCTTATACGCGCCGATATGGAGCAGCACAAAGACGACTAAAGGGGGCTTATGCCTTGAAAGAAAATCTTAATTCAAATCCGCAAAACCATACGCGGCTAAATGCGCAAGATACAGCCCTTTTACAAGAGTATTTGCGAGCCGTGGAAGAATTGACCCAGCGCGAGCCGCAGCAGCTACCGGCAGAAACGTGGGATAGAGTATGGCCGCATATACAGGCCACCGGCGAAATACCGGCAGAATACCGCGACCGTATAGCAAAGGGCAGCCAGGGCTATTATGACGTTGTATGGGAACGCTGGAACGCGGAAAGCCGCCAGATCGAAAGCAAATACCACGACGTTATTATAAAGGCCTTACGCTATGCGCTGAGCAATGAACGCGCACTTGAGGAAACGTCGTCTGTATTGGAGCTTCTAAAGAGCATGATAGCCGACGTGGACAGCATGACCCCGGAACAGGTACGCGCTGTAATAACCGAAAACCTACTTACAAGCCCTTACTTGCCTATGCTGAACGGCGCACCGGCCAGCGATATTATGAGGATCACGACAAAGGGGCTACAGCCAGACGGTTTTACAAAAAACGCCACCATTACCACGAAAGACGGCCACAAAATCACAATAGAACGATTTGACCGGCTGCAAGGCGTATTAAGCACCCCGGCCAAAAAGATATTTGACGCTGCCCGGCTATACCTTACCCGCACAAACAAATACAGGGGCAAGCGCGGCAGCATAACCCCTACCGTCGAAATTCCCCTTATTGAGTACGGCGAGGCTTGCGGCTACCAGCTTACACCGCAAAAAATGGCAACACCAGAGGAACAGGCCGCCGAGGATCGGCGCGTATCTGAGCGCATAAAAGACCTAAAAAAGAACGTGCGGCGCGACTTGCGCGATATTTCCTCTATACTTTGGACAGGCGAGGAAACCAGGGGCCGCAATAAGGGCGACTATAAGGAAATGCGTATTATTTCCAGTCACAGCATACGCAACGGTATTATTCGGATAAATTTTGACGTGGACGCAGCCGCCTATTTTGTGAACGCCTACGTTATGCAATTCCCCACCGCCCTATTAAGGATCGACAACCGCAACCCGAACGCCTACGCGATAGCCTCTAAGATGGCCGAGCATAAAAGCATGGATCACAATATAACGGCCGGTACAGATAGTACGCTATCGGTAAAAACGCTGCTTGAAACCGCCCCGGAAATTCCGACCATTGACGACCTAAAGGCCAGAGGGCAAAGAAACTGGAAAGAGAAAATCAAAAAAACCCTGGAAAATTCCCTGGACGAAAGCGTAAACGTAGGCTTTATAAGCCGCTGGGAGTACCGCGACCCGGCCACCGGCACAACGTATACCAGGGAAACAGCGCAGCCTATGACCTGGCTACAGTACAGCCGCCTTATGGTAGACTATACCGTTATAGACCCGCCAGACCAAAGCGAGCGCATAGCCGCAAAGGCAGAGGCCGCAGCGAAAGCGGCCGCAGCCTCTAAGGAAATGCCCCGGAAAAAACGCGGCAGACCGCGTAAAACCGACCAAAGCTAAGTAATTCCAGATAATCCCGGCTTGTTCCTTTTACTACCCCTTATTTTTTCAAAAGCCTACAATATCCTGTATTTTTGTCGAAAGCCCGGCCACAAGATAAAATCCCGGAAAAAATAGGGGGGGCGACCGAGGAACAAAAAGGGGGGTAACCGAGGAACAAATAGGGGGGTATGCGAGGAACGCACAGGGGGGTAACCGAGGAACACACACACCGCGAAAACGTAGGCGTAGCAAGGCTTTTCAGACCCGGAAAAAATCTAATACGTGCTAATACGTCATAAGACGTACTATCGGCGCAAGGCCGCCCGCTTGACGCGGCGGCCGCGCCCAGGTATATTAAGCCCGGAGCTGGGCGGCAGCTCTATGCAGCGTTCGACCAGATCCCCGATAATTCGACAAAATCCCCGGCAATTCGACAGGCAGCACCCAGGGCATTGCTTTACAGGCCACAAATCCGACGAAAACCGCCGACGCACAAGGGGCCGTAACCATAAAAAGCAGCCCACCGGCGAGCTGCAAATCCTAATTAAGCGTATTCAGATAATTCTAATTAAAGCCGGTTTTTCCCGGCCACAGACGCAAAAAAAGCGGACGCGCCGACCTACCACAGCAGACGCACCCGCGAGGCAGCAAACCAGATCAGCCCGCAGCCCTGGCAACAGTATACAGCGGACGCGGGCAAAATGCAAGATTGAAAGCGAGGTATTTAACAGTATGACAAGAACAGACGCAGCGAAAATAATTAAGGGGAGATACGCAGACTACTTGCAGCCCGCTAAGAAAAGGAATACTTACGTATGCCCGCTATGCGGAAACGGTACAGGCAGCACAGGCGACGGTATGGCAATCGACCCGAACGGCGACGGTACGCAGCTTAAATGCTTTAAGTGCGGATTTTACGGCGACGTAGTAGACCTTTACCAGCAGCAATACGGCTGCACGACCGGCGAGGCTTTCCAGGCTTTGTATGGGCTATTCGGTATTGAAATAGACGACAACAGGAACGCGCCAGGAGCCGCCAGAACGGCCCCAGAACGGCGTACAGGCCCGGTAATGGTAGAGGACGTACAGGACGTAAAAGACGTACAGGACGTACAGGACGCGCCCGACAACAGGCGGTATTATAGGGCTTGCTATGGCTGCATGAGCGACCCGGCAGCGCAAGAGTACCTTAACCTTAGAGGCATAAGCCAGGAAACGGCAGCCCGCTTTTACTTAGGCTACGACACCAGCAGCCGCCGCCTTATTATCCCGGTAAACCGCAGCTTTTACCTGGCCCGCAGCATAGACCCGGCCGAAAAGGTACGGTACAAAAATCCGCAAGGCGTAAAGGCTGGTATTTTCAACCTGGACGCATTGACGACCGGCCGCCCGGTATTTGTGGTAGAGGGCGCAATAGACGCGCTTTCGATAATTGAAGCGGGCGGCGAGGCCCTGGCCCTTAATAGCACCGGCAACGTCGGAAAGCTGATAGAGGAATTAAAGGGGCGACAGATCAGCAGCAGCCTTATAATTAGCCTGGACAACGACGACGCGGGCAGAGCTGCGACCGCCAGGCTTACAGAGGCCCTACAGCAGCTTAATATAAGCTACGTCCTGGCCGACGTATGCGGGCAGTATAAAGACCCGAACGACCGGCTTACAGCGGATCGCAGCGGCCTTGCAGCAGCCGTACAGGCAGCGGAGAGCAGCACCAGCAAGCCAGACAATACCTTAGACTATATCACCCGGCAAATGGCCGCCGAGATTGAGGGCCTACAGGCACAAAGCAACCGTAAGACCGGCTTTCCTAACCTGGACGCAGAGGCGGGCAGCATATACAGCGGCCTATATGCAGTAGGCGGTATTTCCAGCGTAGGCAAAACTACCTTTTGCCACCAGCTCGCGGATCAGATGGCCGCCCAGGGCCAGCACGTCTTATTTTTCAGCATGGAACAAAGCCGCCTTGAAATGGTAAGTAAGAGTATTGCCAGGCAGACGGCAAAGGACGACCCGGAAAAGGCGGTAAGCAGCCTACAAATACGCACCGGCGCAATGGGCGAAAGTATAAAGCGAGCTATAGCCACCTATACCGGCAGCGTAGGCGACAGGGTAAGCATAATTGAGGGTAATTTCCGCTGCACCGTTTCATTTATAGGCGACTATACGCGCCAGTATATTGCCAGGAACGGCGGCGTAAAGCCGGTAGTAGTGGTAGACTATCTGCAAGTATTACAGGCCGAGAAAGACCCGGAAACCGGCCGCAAATCGACTGACACAAAGCAAATAGTAGACTACAACGTAACGCAGCTTAAGCGGCTGAGCCGTGACCTGGAAATCCCGGTATTTGTGATAAGCAGCGTAAACCGCAGTAATTACCTTACCCCGATAGACTTTGAGGCGTTCAAAGAAAGCGGCGGTATCGAGTACACGGCCGACGTAGTATGGGGCTTGCAACTCGCAGTTATTCACGATGAACTTTTTAACGGCGACCCTAAAACAAAGGTAAAGGAAAAGCGCGAAAAGGTAGCAGCCGCAAAAGAGGCTATGCCCAGGGAAATAGAGCTGGTATGCCTTAAGAACAGGTACGGCCGCAGCCGGTATACGGCGCAGTTTACCTACTATCCGCAATACGACTATTTCACACCGGCGCAGCAGCCGACGTATACGGCCGCTATGTTTCATAAGTAAGCCATAGACCCCAGAGAGGGCGGGAGCTGATAAGGCTACCCGCCCTTTTTCTATAGGCTGCACAGGGCTGCACAGGGCCGCAAACGAGGCCGTAACCATTGACAAAACCGAAAAAATATGGTATAATACGCATAGAACGTAAAAGACGTTTTGAACGTACAAAACGTAGAAAACAAGCCAGGAAAGAGAGGTAAAACCGTATGGCTATGACACCAGACGCAAGGGCCGCCAGGGCAAAGTATATGCGCGATTGGCGCAGACGTAACCCGGATAAAGTACGCGAGTACGACGCGGCCAAATGGGAACGCAAGGCCCAGCGGGCAGCAGAGGAAAAGCGAAAGTATGAAGAAAGAACGGCGTTTCAAGATTTTTCAGACTAATAAGGGCTTTGCCGTATGGCAGCTAAAAAACTATGGAAACGGCAGCGCGTATGCTGATACCGGCCGACGATTTGAAACCAGAGAGGCCGCCCAGAAATACATAGACGCAGCAGCCGCGAGAGGTAACGAAAATTGAGGGTATTAAAACGATTTCTTATTACAGGCATTATGCTGGCAGCGGCTTTGCTTGCCCTGGCTGGCTGCGACCGGCGACCGGCTACCAGAACGGCCACAGGGGCCACGACAGCGGCCACAGAGGGCACAAACGCAGCGACGGTATGGATTGATACCGGCAGCCTTAGAGTAGAGGCAGAGGGCCAGGAAATCCGTGTATATGACCTTACAGGCGGCCAGACGTTCACTTTTACGCTGCACAAAACCAGGGTAAAAAAGACCGACGTACAGCACGTATGCGAGGCGACGACGACGGCCACGACGGCCACGATTGAAATTAAGAAAGCCCACAATCTAATCATTGTAACGGATCGCACGACCGGCCAGACGTACTATATCAAACCGTAAAGGGGGCGAAAGCATGGCAACAAAAGCGAGTAAGAACGACGAGCTTATTATATCTGCCCTTTTGGCAAATCCTACGGTACGCGCAGCGGCCGCAGCTTGCGGCGTATGTGAAACCCAGATATACGCCAGGCTGCGAAACCCGGCCTTTAAGGAACGGTATAACAACGCTAAGCGCGATACCCTGGAACAAAGCACGACCTTTATACAAGGGCTTGTTTCCGAGGCAATACAGAAAATGCATGACGTTATGAACGACCCGAACGCCAGCCAGCAAGTACA